GAGGTTGCACCTGCGGCGCCGGTCGGCCCCGTGTCACCGGTGAACCCGGTCGGACCCGTGTCACCGGTGACCCCGGTAGGCCCCGTATAGCCGGTCGCCCCGGTCGTGGACGCAAACCCCACTGGTCCAACGGCCCCGGTCGGCCCGGTCGGCCCTCCGGTGCCGATGATGACCGGAAGTGTCGACGGCACGGTGATGATGACCGGCGCGTCGACCTGAAACACGATGGTGAAATTCCAGCGCTGGCTGTCGTTGGTCAGCACCAGCAGCCCGAGCGTGAACGTCTCACCCAGCGACGCCGACGTCACCAGCAGGTAACCACCAGTCTGGTCGTTGAGCAGCTCGCACGGGTCAACCACGCTGCTGACGTTGCTGGTGACGCTGGCGCGCATCTCGGTGAGCTTCACGCCCGGCTCAAGCAGGCTGTCGAACGACACCAAGAACCGCTCGGTGTCACCGGCAGCGATGTGTTGCTCACCCAGATACGAGGACGTCGAGGAGACTTCGATCTCAATCATCGCGCGCCCCCACGACGTAGTGCACGACGTAGTTCAAGGTCTGGTCGTCGTTGGTGGTGACGCTGAAGTTCACGTCAAACACAGCCGGGTCATCAGTGGACTCGACGTACCAGACCACCGCGCGACGGTTGTTCGACAGCTGCTCGCGGTTTACGACCGCATCGTCGTCGATAACGGTTTCCGCAACGGTGATACCGGTCAGCAGCACGCCCTTCGCAAGAAAACAATCGAAATTGGCGCAGAATTTCTCGATGTTGCTGTGGGTCATCCGGACAACACCAAGGTCGCCGTCGCCGTTGGCAATTTCGAACACCGTGCCCACTACGGCTTCGTCCCTATGGCAGTCCACATGACGTCGACCGTCGCGCTGACATTCAAGTTGAACCCGATGGTCGAGCGGGAAACCACCATCGGAAAAGCCCCCGTTGGCCCGCTGGCCCCGAGCGTTATGACTGGTGCCGTCGAGAACGCGACCGGAAATCCAACCCCGCCACCCGGCGCCACGGCCGAGGTGATACCCCACGCCAGCATGATATTGTTGAACGCCACGTAACCCGTAGGCCCTGCACCGGTCGCGCCAGTAAAATCTATCGGCCCTGTCGGTCCGGTCGGGCCCGTACGCCCGGTCGGGCCTGTGTTTCCGGTCACACCCGTCGCACCAGTTAACGCAAATCCGGCCGCCCCTGTATACCCAGACGGTCCTATTGGTCCCGTCGGCCCGGTTACAGTCGACGCCGCACCAAACTCGCCGGTCTGTCCGCGCATACCGGTCGGGCCGGTAACCCCTGACGGTCCAGATGGTCCGGTCGGCCCGGTCGGACCGCCGAATGGCCCGGTCGGACCGCCGACAACAACAATGGGACGGGCTGAAACCGGAGCTGGCCCCATGATTTCAATCGGCATGGCTATCCCTCGGTCACAGCTTCGGCGTAGTGAAACTCACCATGCATCAGCTGCGTGATTACAGCCGTGACGGTGTCAGTCATGAGCATGTCGTAGACGTAGCAGCCCGGCACGAGTGCCGCCTGCATCGTAGCCGGTGGCACGTTGAAATAGAGCACCCGCAGCGTCGGGTCCGCGACCACGATCTCGGCAGCATTCGATGTAAATGCGAGGACCTCGTCGTCCTGCTCGAAATTACCCTTGATCCCCAGACGAAACGTCTTGTTGAGGAAATCCCACGTGGTGTCGTCCGAACTGTCGAACTGGATTGCATCCGAGAACGTGGTGTTCTTGGCCACGATGACGTTGACGTGCGCGCTGGTCGGGGAGATCGTGTGCATCAGATAAACCTCGTCGGGTAGGCGGTGCTCACCCCGCCACGCTGCGACTTGCTTCCCCAGCCACGCGGATACGCCCAGTTCTGCGCACCGTGCAGGTTGGCGCGCTCGGCAGCGACCTTGGCGAGCTGGATACCAACACGAAACCGTCTCAAGTGATAAGCCGACAACGTGTTGTTGGAGTAGGTCTTCTGCTGCTGCCCCATCATCTTGCCGAGCAGCCCGTCGAGGATGTGGATACTGTACACACGCAGGGTCCACTCGGGCGCGACCGGCATCGCGTCGCGCGTTACCGGCACGGTAACCGTCTTGACCACGCGCGCGGTGTAGTTCGCCGTCGCGTCGTTCTGCGGCGGGTTGATCAGCGTGAGCGTGGCGAACTCGCGCATGAACGCATCCATGCGCGGCGTGCCCCGGTCGTCCCACACGCCGATCAACCGGATGATCTGGCCGTCATGCGCGGGTGCCAGCAGGTACTCGGTCTGATTGGCCAGCGGCAGGAACTCGATATCCTCCTGCCAGCAGGAGCTGTCCTCGAAGAACTCCTTCAGCACATCGTACAGCTCGGCCTTGATGCCGCTCTCGCTCGCGCCCGTGAGCTTGATCTGGGCGTTGGCCAGCAGCTGCTGGACTTCGCGCGGGTCGAGCGCCATCACTCACCTCCGGGTTGCGGCGGGCCCGCACCGCGTGGACGGGTCTTTGGTGACGGCGTGCCACCTTCCACCGGGATGTGGGGCCGCTGGCCGGTCAACATGTTGATGTAGTTCAGGATAAAGGTGTTGGCGCGGGCGTCCTGCACGTCTTCCTCGTCCCTGAGAAGGGCGTGCCCGGCGATGCCGTACTCAATCGGCAGGCGGAACTGGGCCTCTATCGGGATGACCGCACCGCTGATCTCCTCGTACTGCGGCACCTCGATCCCGTAACGGTCGATGAACAGGTCCGGCCGCAGCCGCCGGGCATCCAGCAGCACAAGGTTCAGGGCTGCAATCAGCGAGACGTCGCCGTAGCGATAGGGCCGGATTTTATCGAGTAGGATGTTCCTGACCCCTTTGATCATCTGCTCGACAGTCATCAAATTCGGAGGGGGCATCGATCTGATCCCGTGTTGACACGGATCGTACGCCAACGAGGGTTAAGGGAGGGCTAACGTAGCGCAGGACCGCTTCCAGTTCGGCAGGGGTGCAGTCCCACTTAATCCGGTTCGCACGCCACGAAATGACTTGGACGTTGCCGGGGACATAGCCCTTCGAGTTGTCGATGCGGTCGAGTGAGGGGTAGTTGTCCCGCCTTTAGCACCCGAACGCGACTTGACGATGATCGCATTACGCGGGTCCTTCTCGCGCCAGTTCTTTTGATACTGCTGATTGAGCTGCAGGTGGGCGCGGCGCCACGCGTCTCGTTTTGCTATTTGGTCCGGGCGTCGCGCGTATTCGCGCATGTACTGCTTTTTGTACTCTTGGTCTTTCCACGGCATGGGCTGTCCAGTCAGGTTGCGGGGGTCTCACCTTTTCACCCCGCAACCTAACACGTCAACCCCTATAGTATTCGCAAGTATAGTTAACCAGCCGGTGTCACTTGCGACTGTACAAGTGCTTTGCCGTCAGTTATTTGAAAGCCGTACACCTGTAAACCGCGAAGAATTTGGGCAAACGTAAGCTCAGAACGAAGTGTCTCGATTTTCGAGACTTGGCTCGCGAATGTAAGCCCATGCGCATGACCTGCGAATATTGGCCATTCACCTGACGCGAAGTTAGTAGAGTCAGATGTATTGTTCGGAAGAAGGTTGCTGATGTAGATCGTGAAGCGATCTACCATCCCTAACCTTCCATTGCGCAACATAGATACAGAGTCGCCCGACAGATACGCCTGCCGCAACTCACTCTGCTTGATCATGCGCCCGGCCCACGCTGGCATGACAACCCAGCGGCCGACTTCAGGGATATTCTGCTCGTCGAGTACCTGCCCCATGCGGAGCAGCACGTCGATCAGCTCGATCTGACCAACGCCAGCATTGCGCCCCACCACGCTCAATGGGGTGCTCTTGACGCCGAGATTGAGCGACGCGGTAATGACACCGGCCGCCGTGCCTTGGTTGGCTGCCGCCATCTGGTTGACGATGCCACCGAGCACGTCCTGATCGACCACGATCTTGAGCTGCTGTGCCGCGTCGTCGGACCACATCGAGAGAACGTTCAGGTCGGACTGAATCTCCATGACGTCGTCGAGCGCCAGCGAGAAATACTTGCCGGTGCCGATGTATAGTTCGATGGACGAACCGGTCGGACGGTCAAGACCCAAAAGCCCGTCGGCGCGATAGTCGCGAATTGTCACCGTCGGCTTGGTGCGGATTTTCACCCGGTCGCCTTGGTTCTTGATCTCGCCTTCCGGCGTGTTACCGCAGCGGCTCTTTATCCACTGCTTCTACCGGTCACCCGGCAGATCGGACTATCTCATCACCCGTACTACCTCTCGGTAGTATCGCCTGCTGTAACAGGCATTACAGAGCCCCTTCCTTCGTCGATCAAAGATCGTACTGGAGCATTCTGTACATTTCGCTACGGGTGCCCGGCACTCGTGGGAATTCAAGTCGGCAACATGGCTGAGCTTGTAAAGCATAGGCTCAACAATGAAGGGCTGCACCAGATGCACAAACAGCCGAGTGTTCTCGGTGTTAGCTCTGAGTGAGTACCCCTGCCCCTCTGGAAACAGTGAAAACTTGATCTTGTGGAGGTCGTCAAACCACCGCGCAATCAACTCCGCTTCTTCCTTCGGACAGCATGTCGCAATGTTCATAGAGACCGACGAAACCCTGCCTACCGAATTCACGTTCCGCCGCGCGTGACCATCATCCATGTACCAGATAGCTATGCCCTCTGGTGTCATGTGATCCAGCCACACCTGATTGAACTGCTTCTTACCGTCACGGTAAGTCCACCCCTTGATCATCTTGAAGTAGGGGTGCGACACCGAAAACTGCGCTGCTTCGTAACGTCCTCCCGGCCCGTTCTTCACGGTAGTTACCGATGATTTTGTCCCAAGCAACTTGTTGGCAAGAGCGCATTTGAACTCACAGTAAGCACGCTGTTGAGAGCCGTGAAGCACCCGCATCTCGCTCGACGTGTAGGGATATTTCCCCGACTGAAGTCGCTCCCTGACATTCAGGTAAGCATCACCAGCCACCATGCCGAGCAACGCGCCCGTCGTTCTCTTGTCCATTCTCACCCCCAATAAAGGCACTAGGCCAAGGAGATAACGAGTTGAATTCCTAGTCTCTGAACCTTCCCATCTAAGGGCTTGGCTGCGGATTGTCTGGTATTCACCAGATATTCCCGCAATTCACCGGGTTTAACGACTACAAAGGCAAACCTCAATAGTCGGTATTGCTGATCGCAGCGAGCACAGTCGACGCATAGAATTTCTCTACCAGCTTACCACTCCAAATTTCCGGAATGAAGCCCGTAGATTGTAAAAGATTGCTTGCACTACCAGTCGGATAGATTGCCGGTGTCGTACCGGCCCCAGCAAGTGGGAAACCAGTCGTCGGGATAGCCATAGCCACCGTCCTTTATGTAATGGGACGGTCACACCACGCGCCGCCCCCAGTTATCGGACGCGCCCTTCGCTCTGAGCCGCGAAAATCGCCTGCTCGTCGCGTTTGCGATCAGCCTCCCTGCCCGTGTAGGCCATGCGGCCTTCATTCGAGTAGAAAGCCCTGATCTGGGCACGAGTGAAGACTGGCTTGTCGGCAGCGGCGGCAACCCCGTTGCCAGACGCTGGCTTAGCCCTGCCGGGGGCCGCGAGACTGCTCAACTCCACCGCAGCTTGACGAGGCGCCGGGGCTTCCGGCGGCTGGTACTGCGGGTCTGGCATCTGGCCCGTGGCTTGTTCCTCTGCGAGGAACGCTTGAAAAAACGCCGCGACCCGAGGGGCATCTGCCGCTTTGGCTGCGTCGTTTATGAGGTTCTTCCTAACCTGATTAGAGTAAACATCTCGTAAACCGGCCCACTGCTTGAACCGGGGGTTGGTGTTCAGTTCACGCCACTGTGGCAGGCTACGGTCGAGGTCCATCTCCATGCGCTGCTGGGAGGTCTGGCGTACCGCCTGATTCGCCTGCCGGGCCTGCTGGCTGACCTGCTGCAGGTCGGGTGCGACCGCGCCACGCGCCGCGCGCGTCACGAAGTCGATCAATTCCGGCCCGTAAGTCTCGACATCCTCATTGGTGACCGTGTGCGGCTGCTGCGGGCGTTGCTGCTGTTGCTGCGGTCGTGGCGCCATATTGGCCCGGGCCATCTGCAGCGCCTGCTGGGTGCGCTGCAGCTCATCGCCCAGCTCCGACATTTGCTCCTGCATCTGGCCTAGTGTGTGCTGCGATTGGTCAAACCGGCCCTTCATGGCGAGGTAGCGATGCTCCCACGACCCGTGCTCCCCACTATCCGGCACCGCCCGCCGATCCTGTTGCGGCGGTTGTGGCGCAGGTTGCGGCTCGACCTGCTGCTCGGGGGGCTGGGCTGGCTGCTCCTCGGGTGGCTGTTCTGGCGCTGGTTCGTCAGTGGGGTATAGCGCCTTGTGGATGGCGTCGGCGGCTTCGCCAGCAGCCTTCACGGCGGGAGGAATAGGTACACTGGTGTCAATGGGGGACAATGTTTCGGCCATGGCACAGCTCCTCTAGCGGCACGTGGCTTTCACGACGTGGCGCGGTTTGGCTCTAAGTGCTCGGTGAACAACAGTAAAAACTTGCGGGCCTGCTGGGCGCGACCCTGCGCCTG